AAGCTTTTATTTGTTGGCTGATTTGATATAGCTGTCATATTACCTCCGTTCAACTATTTATCCAGACGAAAAAAAGGGGGATCCGCGAAGATCCCCCAGTTTTACTACAATTATTATATTTTTATTACAGGATATTGTCGACAAGAACGCGACGGTAGTACACGTTGCTATCCTTTGTGAGAGCGCCAGCACCAGCTGTTGCACCTTCAGCAAATGGGTTTGCAACCATTCCGTAACGAGTCTTGAAGCCAATTTTTGGCTGGAAGCTATCCTGATCAACTGCACGAACCATTTGGAGAGGAACGTATGGGCAGTAGAACAGACCAGCATCAAATGCAGAAGCACCCTTGTAACCAATAACCATGTAGTTACCAGTTGCATATGGATCGATGTAAACGCGCATACGGCCGTTCAGAACACCTGCGAATGTGTTGCCAGTGTCATCAACGTTCAGTGCGTTTGAGTTAAGAGCAGGAGCGTAGTCAAGAACACCAGCCATCTGCAGAGCGGATGCTACATCGCTTGAGCAGATAACGATGTTACCTTTACCACGACGTGTGTTCTTAGCGATCTGGTTAGCTTCACGCTCAACTTGGAACATCAGACCCTTGAACTTCTCAACAGACCAACGGCCGTTTGCATCAACGTCAAGGTCGAAACGACCAGCAGTTGTTGTACCGGTGTCGGCACCTTGCTGAGCTGTAACAGCGATTGTACGAACAACTTCGCGGTTGATTTCAGCAAGAATTTCTGATGTCAGAATGTTTGAAAGCTCGGTTTCTGCGTCAAGACCGTGAATTGCTTTAAGGTCTTGTGCAAGTTCCATCGTGTATTCAGCTTTCAGAGCACGTGACTTAGCTGTCACAGAAACTTTCTCAATTGAGAAAGCCATCTGAGGAATAGCTGTGTTACCAGTTGTTCCCAGAGCTTCTGATTGAGCTGTTGACATACCTGAACCAAAGTTGTAAATACCATCTTCAGCCAGGTTAGCAGTACCAGTTGTAGTGTTACCTGGATATCCGCCAACGTGTTTCTGACCGAGTGTATTAGCACCAGAAGCAACGGTACCAAATGCAGTATTAACTTCGTTGTAGAACGTCTCTGTACCAGACTGGCTGGTGTAACGAGCACGCATTGCAAAAATCAGACCTGTAGGACCAGTCATTGGCTGAACGCCGCAGATGTCGTATGCGATCAGATTTGGCATTGCACGACGAACCAGCGAAATCAGAACTGGATCAAACGTGTCGATTGCGCCGTCAGATGCTGTTGATGATGATGCACCCATTGCGTTAGCAGGAATTGAACCTTCTGACAGCAGTGAGGCACGTGTGTACTGATGACCTTCGCGAAGGGCGCGCTCGGTGTTCTCAAGCAGAACAGCGGTTACGCCACGACGGTGGGAATCCTTGATCTGAGGAAGATCCTCATGCTCAAGAATTGGCTTCCATTTTTGTTGTAGTTCTTCAGCTAAAAACATATGATTCTCCTTGTTAAGGGTTTATTACTATTTATAACCAATTACTTTTTGATTGTTCTTGAAAGTGCAGTAACGTAGCGATTCATTGGGCCGGTCACAGGAGCTTTTGTTTCTTCCTGGATTTCTTCAACTTCTTCAGTCAGTACACTCGAAACTTTCTTCTCAGCTGGGAAATAATTTTCCTTGATGATTTCAAGTTTCTTTTTGTATGTTTCAACATCAGAAAACTCTACACCTTCCGAAAGAGCTTGAAGCTTTTCGATTTGAGTAGCAGCAAGACCTTCTGAAACTTGAGCAAATACTACTTCTTTCTCAACTTCATCGGTGATTTTTCTGAGTTCGATGTTTTCGTTGATTTGTTCGTTAAGCTTGTCTTCAAGCTCTTCGACGCGCTTTGCCAACTCTTCAACAACATCAACTTTTTCTTCTGGAATAGAAATGTTGTGCTCTTCAAACAGGCTCTTCAGACCAGTAATAAACTCTTCTGAAATTTCTGTGCGAAGTGAAGACTCAACAGCAAGTTTGTTTTCTTCCATCCACTGCTCAACAACGTAATTGAGGTATTCGTCAACTTTTGCAGCGACTTCTTCTTCAATTTCTTGTTTTGCAGCTTCGAAAGTTGCATCGTATTCTTCAACAAGCGCAGCTTTAACTTCTTCAACCTTTGCGTTGACCGCTG